AATTTTCTTTTCCATAATTTGCCCTTTTTAGAAAAAACGGGAGGCTTTACCCTCCCTTGTTAGTTTAAGCAGTTGCGCCTTGTAATAGTTGCCAAGTTGATTCATCTTGTAGTGATGCGTTTGTACCACTATTGCGATTCAACTTAATTGTTAGCTCATAACCTACTCGCCCATTCACATCTGTTTTAGAGTAGCTAGTCACCTGAGCCACAGGAATAGTTAAAGTAAACGAACCAAAAGTGATAACTACTTCTGCGCTTGTGTTGTTCTTAATCACATCGTAAGGATTATAACTTGAAGCAGTTGGTGCGATCATTGAAAGAGTCATAGTAGGCACTCTGTTTACAATAGTTGCGTACTTAATGCCTGTCGCTTCACTAGGGCAAAATAAATACTCAATAGAGTTGCCCGCATTAAAAGAGAAGCTCTGTACACAGAAAGAAGTTCCACCAATAGTCACATCACCATTCTGAAAATTAGCACCCACAGAGGTATCAGGAGAGGTCAAAGCAGGAATTGAACCATTTGCTACATCAGTAACAGAAGCGAAAGCACCTTTCCACTCATAAGCAATCTTTACAGGTGAGCCTACGCCTTCCGCACTTAGAGTGAAGTTACCCATAACACCTTTTGTAGAATCTTGTAAACCTACTGGCGTTCCATCGTCTGAGATTTCAATGTTCGCAAAAGTTGAAGTTTGCTTGTCACCCGCTTGCAATGGCTCAAATCCGTAACCTGTCGCTACATATTGAGTACCTACCGCACCACAAGATTCTAGTAGCTTGCCCCACTTCGGCGCCGTGTCAATTGTAGCACCTTGAGAGAGCTTAGTCATTGAGCTAAATGTAGCTCCTCTGGTACCACTAATAGCAGTATCGCCACCATAGTCACCTGTTAAAAACTTGCTTTCCTCATCACCACCCGCAATGTCAGGTGTAAACTCTGCTTCGTACATTCTTACATCAAAATCAGCACTTGCGATAGATTCCGCAGTTCCCGCAGTTGATTCTCTCTTTGCGATTAATATTTTTTTAGCTGTGTTAAAAGCCATCTTCTTACCTCCTTAGCAAGCCACTAAACTAGGGTCTAGTCGGTCTTGCATATATTGTAACCTAAATTTAAAAATTCTTTTTTGTGGGACAAAAATATCGTTACTTTCAAAGTATTCTGTTTCATATCCCATATACATAAAGCTACTCGCACCCACATTGCCAAGAGGTGAGCCTTGTTGCCCTGAGTCAGCAAATAGCTTCTTTAAGTCCTCTTCTGCTAGTTCTAGCTCGTCCTCATTTGTCCATTGAGGGTCAATAGCACTATCACTATTTTTGGTGTGGACAATTATATCAACTTGACAAATATTGTCATAAGCTTGTGCATTGGTTAAACCTGTGTCAAAGTCTAGACTTTCCTCTGTTGGGATTCTTAAGTAAAAATTTGGAAAAGTTGAAAGTGCTAAGTCACGATTAAAAGCGGAGCTTGTCCAGTCATAGTTATAACCGCCTATTGTGGTCATACCTTCAATTTGAGTTGCTATTGCTTTTCTTATATCTGTTTTTATAGGCATTTACTTAACTCCTATAAAGGTCAAAAGAGAAAGCACTTCTGTCGGTCTTATCTTCTACTGAGCCCGTAATCATCTCATAAGTCAGTAGCTTAGCCATTGCCATTGCCCTCTCTTCGTAGTCCTTGCGCTTTTGCGTGTATTTATCCGCTTCAAATGATTCTAAGTTGTTCACATAACTAGCATCAAGAAATAGGTCTATATAGAGCTTCGCAAGTCCATACTCTTTAAGTTCAATCACAAGGGGAGTTGAGATATTAGCAGAATCCATAACACCCTTAGACTGAGCTAAGGACACTATATAAGCATCACCTTTAGCTAAGTAGGTGTCAATATCTGTTGAGGCACTTGCAATAAAAGGAATCGCCACCTTGTCCGTAATATCTGCTTGTACTAAAAATGCCATTTTTTAAAATTCCTTATTTGCTTTGTTTATCGCTTCTTGCCACTCGTTGTATAGTTTTTTCACATTGTTTGAGAAGGCTCTTTTTACCCAAGGGTCACCTTTAATTTTTACCTTACCATTTTTTGACTTCGTACCATCGTGTTGGTATTTTCCGTATTCTGTACCAAGTTTTTTATTGCTATTCTCTGATAATAAGGAAAGTTTTAGCTCTGCGCCTTTTCCCTTGCCTACCCTATAGAAATACTTGATTGAATTTTTAAGGTTTCCACTTCTTGAAGTCCAAGTAGGGTGATTATTCCTAGCTTCTAGCTCCATCTCTGAGCCTACTCGCTTTGTGGCAATTCGCAAGTTGTCAAATAGCTTTTTTTCGTGCTTGTTTAATGCACTCTCAAAATCTTTCACATTGATTTTAAATTCCAAAGCCATAAGAAAAGCAGAATCCTAAGATTCCGCCTCCAATTGTGCAAGTTTTGCTTTAAGTTTCTTTAAACTCAATCGCCTATCTACATCAATACCAAAGCGTTCTTTAATTTCGGCTTCAATGAGTTGCTTCTCATCAGGTTCTTCGGTTTTAGGCTCTTCTTTAGCTTCAACTTTGTAATCTGCTTTAATCTGACCTTCACCAGCAAAATGTTTATCGTAAAATTCGATAATATATTTGTCATCTGTTTCAAAAACACCATCAATAAAGCGGAAAAGGATGCATTCTTTTACTGGATCCCAAATTCTTGCATTTCTGTTGTGTTCTTGTGATTTTAAAATCGCCATAATAATTTCCCTTTTTAAAAAAATGGAGGGCTCTCACCTCCTAAGACTTATGTATTGCAGTAGATAGAGGGGTTTCACCCCCTCACACTAATTAAGCTAGGTTAGTTAGTTTTCCGTGTTTAGATTCAAGACCATAGTCAAGACCGAATTGACCATAGATTGAGTACGGGTCACTTGCACCTGTTTTAGCTAGTTGCTCAACGATAAGAGCTTGACCACGAACAGGTAGAACCGCAAGAGAACAAATAGACATATCCGCAACGATCACCTCTGTCTGAGCTACCGCAGGAGCGTAAACTACATTCAAGTTACCAAAGTCCGTAGCAATTACTTCTACATTAACACCACCTACTGAGTTAGAACGCTCTTGGAGTCCAAAGATAGTAGTTAGCTCTTGTTTCTTAGAAGAGTTCACTAAAACTACACAATTTCCACTCGCAAGGTCTGCACCATTATCAACCATTGTTTTGGTTAAAGAGTTGAATAGAGTTTTAGATAAAGCACCCGCAGAAGCATCAATAGAGTTCGTAGAGATAGCATTAGTTAATCCACGAGTTTTTGAAGCCACATTTGAAGCAGTTTTCTGAGCATAAGTACCATTGATTAAAGAGTAGTCTAAATCAACCGCAAGTTGTTTCATATTAACTGCAAGTTGCTCGGCTCTTTTGTCAGTTACAAAGTTCGCACCTGCCCAAGCTGGTACACCTGCAAGAGTTGAATAGTCAGACTCATTTGCGTAAGAGATATCCACTCTGCGTTGGAAAATCTGAATAGCGTTTTCCGCTTGTGATCGTGCATAAGTTGAAGTTGTCACACCTGTAACAGAAGCATCTTCTGTGATGGCAGGTTGTGAAGCAGAATCAAGTGCATAGCTTGAATTGACTGCAAAGTTCCAAGAGGTAACAGGTCTCGCACCATTCATTCCGCCTACCATATTTAAAAATGGAGTTGCGTTTTGTCCTGATTCAAAGACCATTCCCAAGTAGTTAGGGTTATTCTGAGTTGTACCAACTGCTGACGTAGAAGCCATTTTTAGCTCTCCTTTTTATAGGTTATAAACCTTGTTGTTTTAACATTAGAGACATAGCTTGAGTTGTGTTCCCACTCTTTAGAGCTTGGTTGATGGTTGCTTGTTCTGTATCTTGAGATACACCACCTTTAAAACCACTACCACCTCTTGAAGGGTTGGAGATTAAAAACTTATTTCCCTCAAGGAATCCGCTTACAACATCATTAATGGATTTTTGCTCACCTTTTACGATAAAAGCATCTCCATCAATTCCATCAATTTGCGTTCTAGTCTTTAACACGTCTAAAGCCATTGCCAATTTTTCCGACTCTGTAACGCCTTGTGCATTAAGAGTTGATTTAATTTTTTCATCAATTCGCAAAGATAAAGATTCTTTTTCAGCCTGTTCCTTAGCCTTCTGAGTCTGAGAAAGTGCTTCCTCAATACTCTTAAGCCTATGGTTTAGCTTTTCGGTTTCGGTCATCGCTTCAAAAGTTTTCTGTTCTTTTTCTTGCAAAAGAGCTTTCGCTTTATCAGTAATGTTTTCACCTTCTTGAACTCCTACTAATTGACCTAAAGCCGACAAGGTTTGAGTCATTTCCTCAATTTTACTATTGAGTGATGCGCTCGCTTCTTTTTCCGCTTTGAGCTTTCCTAGTAGTTCGTTGTTTTTATTCTTTAGTCCTTCAACATTATCTGCGACATTATCGCCTTGAGCCTGTTGTGCGTCTTGTTCGCTCATTGAGCGCCTCCTTGAGGGTTTAGGTTATAATTAAAATATAATAAATTCCAAGAGTTAAAGTTTTTTTCTTTAAAAACGCAAAAAAGCCCCCACCTATACAGGTGAGAGCCTCCAACGGGGAGAAAGGTTGTTTAATTGATAAGGTTGTTTAGCTCTTTCTCAAGGTCATTAAGGTTATCATAAACCTTGTGTGAGTCCTTGTTGTGGATCACATAGAAGTCATAACCCCTGTGGACGCTTAAACCATCTACCGAATTGTAAGTATTCTCGCTATTGGTCACATTTAGCCCATATTTGCGCATAAGAGACTCAAAGGTTAAAGGCTTTTTTAAAGAGACTACTTTTACCCAAGTGCCTTTTTTAGCTCTGTGCAGGTAATTATAAGCCTTATCTAGGTCTTTATCTACTGACTCGCCTTCTTTGAGTCCAGCTCTTAAAATGTACTTTAGAGACTGACCAATATTAAAGACTGCTTTAGGGTCTAGTTTCCCTGTGAGGCGATCAATAGTCTCTTCAATAACATCAATAGGCTCAATAGCCTTTTCTGCGTAGTGTTTATCGTGGTTCATTTTTAAGCCTTTCAATATAAGTAGGGAATCCCTCACCTAAACTGCCTTGTATATTATAACTAAAATGTTCCATTGCGTCCTCAAGACTAAGCCCTTCCACATCTACTAAGGTCTCTATGACTTTATCTGAGAAATAAACCACACAAGCATTTAAGTAATCCACACCCGCCAAGCAATGGTCAAACTCTTTAGGCAAAAAGAAGGTCTCTTCTGGATCCAGTCCATGTTCATCACAAACTCTTTCTTGTATTGATTTCATTATTCCCTCACTTTATCGTATAGCTATAAGGGCAATAGCTGTCAAAGGTAAACACATAATAATTGCCACTAAAAGACTTGTAAAGCCCTTTGTAGCCCCCTATTTGCACTTGGCAATCCACTAGGGTTAGTTGAGTCCAAGAGTGACTGAGAGCCACCCCTAGAATCAATAGAATTATTTTAAACATTTGGTTTCTCCTTTGTTATTGATACTTATCAATCTATTAATTAATTGATACAATTCCAAGAGTTTTTTTTAAAAAAGTGAATTTTATTTTAAATACTTTGAATTAATACTCTCTGTAAATCTTGATGCTATTGGCTTAACTCTCGCCTTGCCATCAATTGTTCTTATCACATCGTTCCAGTCTGCGCCTTTTCTGAAATCCTGCCCTCTTTGGTGACTTGTGAGGATTAAGTTTTGAGTCCTAGCATCTTGTATCTTTAAGAAGGCATTACCACCTTTAGAGTAGTTAAAATCTGACTCATTGACCTCATCTCTTGGGTAGTATTCAGTCAAAAAACAAATGCAATGCGGGTGAGCAGGCATTGAAGGGAGCCTATCTTTAGGAAACACACCACTACCTAGCCCAAAGTCTGCTTTGGCGTTAATATCGCAAATATCTGTAATCTTGTGAGATGCGTCTAAATTCCATTTGTAAAATTGTAAATCTTCGTCATCAATAGTCATTAGAATATAGGCATCTATTGAGGCTCTCGCCTGTTCTGTTCTTGCGATTCTTCTTGCTATGTACCTAGACTTCTTTTTAATCGCTTCCTCTACTGACTTCTCAAAGGCTTCTTTACTTTTGCCCTTGACACCTCGTATAAAGCCCTGATAAGCCTTTTTCGTGTCACTTGTAGGGTAATTCATCTCCGCAAGTTTTGCTATTTCTTTCTCAAGCTCTTTTATATCCTTGTCATAGCTTTTTGAAAAACCACTAGAACGAATAGAGCTTGTCATTTGGCGTACCTTTTTACGCAAAATAGACTCATCAATCTTGCCTGAGCTTAACACATCAGCTTGAAGGCTTTTAAAGTTCTTCTCGTAGTCCTTAACCCAAGAGAAATTTTGCTTAATATTAGAAGTGATATATTGCTTTGTCTCGGTGTTAGCTAGTCTTAAGCGACTTGAGAGCGTTACAT